AATTATCAAAACTGCCTCGTCCTTCCAATCTGATTGTCTAGCTTCTAGCAATTTTCCCTGGTAAGCTTCGTCACCTCGGGCCATCTTTTCAGCATGCATTAATTGTGCATCTGACATTGCCATCTTCGTTCTTTGCTTGTTAGCGTAGATTTTACTTCCTGCACTAACCGCTAATTTTATTGCACTTAACCACATTGAACTTGTCCTTTCTTCTTTGACACATATATTCTATCATTTTTCCAATTGTTGTGAAAGCCCTCTTGCCTGACATCTTCCATTTCCATGTTTGTTTCCATTTTTCATTACGAATCTTGACTGGTAACACTGAACCACCAAATAAATCTACAAATCTTTGAATTATATCCTTGTCACACATTTCAACAGAACATTGAAACGATTTTCTGCCACTACCTTTACCCCAAACACCAAAACTTCCTTCTCCATCAAATAAACCAGCCAAAAAAATTATTTTAAGTTTTTCTGGAAGGCTTTCGTACAAGTTTTTTTGCATTTTTAGACCTAACTTTTTTGATTCCTTGTGGATTTGGTCCTTTTTTGGGCGGTGGCCCAAATCTAACTCCTCCACTTAAACCTTTTTCGTTATTTCTTCTCAATTTTTTCTCTCGCAACGTCTAATCTTTCGTCAGACTGTTCATCTTGTTGTTGAAGTTTGTCATAATCGTAATCTAATCTAGCAGCAGCTCTTAAATTTTCTTGTTCTGCTTTAAATTTAGTTTCTTCAGCTTTTCTTTGTAAGTCCATTGCTCTTAAATCAACTTCTTGTTGTTTAATTCTTACAAGTGGGTCTTGTTTTGCAGCATTTGTTTGCATTTCAGTTTGAACAAGCTCTTGAGTTATTTGAGCAGCAACTTTTGCTACCTCAGCTTCAAAGATTATTTCAAATTGTTGTGGGTCTTGTTGTTGCATTTGCATCATTTCTGGGTCATCTGCCATCATAGCAGTAACTTGTGCTTTAGCTTTGAATGAAATGTGGTCAGATATGTGTGATTGCATTAAAGCATACACTTGTGGATTAATCTGAACCATTCTTGAAGCCATAAATGCCATGTGAGCAGCTATATGGGCATCGTGATCTTGAAATTCAAATGCAGTTAACAGTTGCATTTGTAATGCACGTGCATTTTCTTTAGCAGGATCTAATGGTTCTGGTTGTTTTGGTGCAGGTTTAAGTAATCCTTCGATTTGTTTTGTACCTAATGCTTCATAAACCCTTCTGTAGGCTTCATGAAGATTGTGCATTTGAGGATTTGACTGTGCAATTTGTAATTGTGTCTGTGCAAGTGTCACTCTTTGAGCCATAGACATAATATTTGGGTCAGCGACTGGTAAAATATCTACTCTCTCATCAAAATCTGATTGTTTAATTTGTCTTGGTCCACCATAAACATCATATGGATACTCTGGTGGTAAAGATTCTTGGCAAATTTTAGATAAAATTTTAAATTCTAATCTCATTGCATAGTAACATCGCTTATGAACACCACTCATTACACGTGAACCTCGTTCCATAAGTGCAATTGTAGTACCAACTGCTCTGTTTTGTGTGTCATTACCAATGTTTGAATCGGTTATTGCAGCAAATTTTTGTCCTGCTTGAACTACAAAACCCATCAAGTTGTATAAAGTTGGCGATGGTTCTGTAAATGGTAAGTTAAAAAATTGATCTCTTATGTTTCCGCCTGGTGCATCTACATCTCTAAACTCTCCTGGCTGTATTGGTTGATCGTCATCTCTAACTCTCATACCTCTTGATTTAAATCCTGCTGGTAAATTTTTTAAAGTTCCTGCATCAATCAATTGTCTAAGTGATTGTGTTGCAGCTCTACTTAAACCACCAATCATATGTGTTAGACCAAAACCATAAAAGCCTAGTCCTGGTAAAAATTTGTAATGCACAAAATATTCTATTCTAGAATATGAGATATCATTCGGTTTATAGTTTCTATAAATTGATAGAATCTCTCCTGAACCTTCATCTATAGTTACGATGTATGGAATTTTTACTTTCTTAGCTTTGTCGTCAAAGTTTTCATACTCATCTAAATTAAGATCTACATGCATTTCAAGAATAGTATGTAAACTATCTGATTCAGTTTTCTTTACTCCTTGTAATTCATTTACCTTCTGTTGTACTTGATCCGTTTGACTTGATGGAGTAGCTAGTTCTACATCTCTGTAAAAACCTGCAGCCATTTTTTTATTAACTTCATTCTCTGTCATTTTAATGATGTGTGTGATTCTTTCACAATCTTTTAAATCTGATGCGTAGTAAGGTACTACTAAATCTTCAGCTGGTATAAATTTAGAACAAGGTCTGCCTAAAAGTGCATCGTAATATACTTTTTTAAATGTGCTACCGGACAATGGTAAATAGAATAACATCTGATCCATATCAGTAGTGTACTCTTCCATCTCCTCCATAAGTAAAAAATTCATGTAGTCTTTTACACGATCTGCTTGTGCTTCTACGGCTGGTGTTTTAAACCAACGACTTGAGCTATTACTGGACCATCTGGTGGTATAAGTTCTTTGTAAGCTTGTGCTTGAAACTGTGTAACAGACTCAGCCAATAGTGGATGTGTAACACCACTTGCGCCTCTAAATGGTCTTGTTACCTCTTGATACTTTGTGCCTAATAAATCTAAACCTTTAATGTAAGCTTCTTCCCATTCTTTTCTAGATAATTTATCTTTTTTGTATTCTGATATTAATTCACTTCCCATAGATTGAAGTGTTCTTTCATCCATGTCCTCAGCAAGATTTGCATTAAAATCGTCTTGAGGTCTTTCCTCAACAACCTCTTCTTCTCCTTCAATGGTTACATCTACAGGTAAACCATCTGGTTGTTCTTGTAATTCCTCTTCTATGATTTCGTTATTTTTCTCTACAGCCATTCTTAATTGTACCTCATTGTTTTAAACATATCTACTACAAGTCCACCTGTAGATTTATAAGTTTTTTGAGTTGATCTCATTAATGGAGATACTCTAATCGCAAAAGCATCAAAATACAACCTTGGATCACCTGCTGGTATTAATGTGGTGCTAAAGTCTGCTGCTTTTGCTGTAGCTTCATCAACAGCTTCAGCATGATATTCACTTGTAATTTCTTTGCCTTTTTTAGTTCCAGTATCTGGATATTTAAACTTGTCTTTCTTAATTGATTTGTATGGCATTGCTGGATCTGACAATGAAATTTTTGTAGGTCCAGCTTTTGTATTATAAAATCTTGCTGATTTTTTCATAAGCTCAGGCATCACAGCTTTACCTTTGTTGCCGATACCTTTTCCTGTTGCATAACCATAAAATCTTTCGTTACCCGCCTTGTAACCTTGTCTGAAACTTAATTTAGAAAACGGAGCAACGGCTACGTAATCAACACCTTCTCGTGCAGCTTTCTGCATTAAATATTTAAGAGCATGGTCGCCATAAGCATCTGCTTCAACCAAAGGAAAATAATCTTTTCTAGACATATCACCATATTGATCTCTTTGTCTTGTAAATGTGTTATTCATTTTTTGTTGTACTTCTCTAGCTTCTTTTGTCAAAGCTTGGACTTTATTAGGTTGACCTTGTTGAATAGCAACGTTTATGTCGTCCATAAGTTTATTTCTATTCTTAGCTAGTAAGTTTAATTCTATATCTGCTTGAAAAGGATTAAATCTTCTTGTGCCAGATAATTGTTCTGTCTTACTTAAACTCTTAGCTATACTTTGATTAACGTCTGATTGTATTTCATTAATCATAAAAACTTTTTTAGCATCAGGGGTAAATCTTGTATCATACCTGACATGGGAGATTTGATTTTTCGAACCTGTATTACCAAAGTGACCCGGATCCATAAAAGGTTTGGTATTGGAAGCTACTGGTTCATCTAAATAAAAAACAGTTTCTCTGTAATCTTTACCACCCTGTAAAGTATAATTTGTTTCATTACCATATTGAGTTTTGTTACTTCTTAAAGGTGTTACAGCACTATTTAATTTTGCCTCAGCTTTATTAAGTAAAATTTTTTCTTGTTCTCTAACATCAGGTCTAGCTTTTGCAGCTCTTAATGAATTTCTTAAACTATTGAAAACACCTTTGCCAAGTTCACCGTTTTTCATTGAACCCATTTGATATAAAGCATCATCAAGATGTGTTGTTAAATCACTGTCCGCTCTAAATTTTAATTTAACAGCTTTGATTGTATTTGTCATTTCATCAAAGGCTTTATTAAATGTCTCTTGTGCACCTTTCTGTACACCAAATTCTGCTGCTTTTAATCTATTCACAGGATTTAATTTTATCATCGCACCCACTTCGTTTGCATCTAATTTCAATCCAAACTTTTTAGCTGCATATAATAAACCACCAGTCAAATCACCAGCTTCGTTAAATATTGCTAGATTGGTATCAAACAATTCTTCTCTTGAAATGTTTACTTCTTTTCCTGCAAAAGGACCTGAATCATATTTAAATCTTTTATCTGCTCTTTCAATTCTTGAGGCAGGTTTACCAAAAATTCTCATGTTTACTTTTCTTGATGAGGTTAAATGATTTAACCATTCATCAGCAGAGTATTTACCTCTACCTATTTTCATTGCCCAATCATAAGTAGATGAACCAAATGCAGGAGCAATGTCATCTCCCATTTGCAATGGTTTAGTTTTCTTTAAAACTACAGGAGGGTTTTTTATCTCTTGTTTTGCTAACTCCTGACCTTGACTTTGTGATGGCTTAGGCTCGTAAGTTATTTGTTTTTGTTGTTGTCCGGTAGCCGGTGTAGCTGATTCTTTCTTACCTTTAAGAAGCCGCTTCCCAAACTGAAATAGATTCCGAAGGGACATTATCCCTCCTACGTAATTTTAGTAGCTTTTTTTCTACCGAGTTTGCAACCACGGGCCATGACCATCGTGCCTGATTTATAACCCATAGGTCTTTGCATCATGCCACCACCCATTTTTTTAGAAATTTTTTCTTTTATTTTTCTTGTTACTTCTCCTACTTTAATACCTAAGCCTAAAGGAGTTGCTTTAGCTGCTTGTTTACCAAGGTTCTTTAACAAATCTCTTCTTCTTGCTCTTTGACCTGCTGTAAATCTTTCTTTTTTCATAGGAGAAACTCTATCTCCTCCTACAAGTTGAGAAATATTAGCTCTTCTCTTAGCATCTTTATTAGGAAAAACTTTTTTAATTTTTTCGTCAGATAGGTACATACCACCTCTGTTGTAACCCATAGGTTTCTTCATCATGCCACCACCCATTTTTCCATGTTTTGAAAATAATCTGTCTCTTTTCTTTGGCTGATTTCTATCCATTAAAGATTCAGCAGTAGCATCTAAAGAACCTTTTGCTTTTTTAACATACTCTGCTCTTTCTTTTGGAGTCATTAATTTTTTACCACTTCCTTTAGAATATTTTTTAGGTTTGATTGGTTTTGGTTTTAAAGGTTTACCACCTGAAGTAGGTTTTGGTCTAAGAACACCCGGGCCTTTTGGTTTAATTATATTACCCATTCTAGCTTTCATGACTTTACCAGGTTTTACTTTTTCATCTTGTAAACCCATGCCTCTGCCTTTTGCTTTTTCTGCTTTTAAGATTTTAAAATCTTGTGCATCAATTCTGTTGTTATTATTTTTATCTAACTTTTTTTGGTTTCCTTTAAGTGCCATAGGTTCTCCTAATAATATTTATAATCCTTTTCTATTTTAAAGTTTGGTTCGTCCCAATCATCTGAGTATGTTTGTACAAAACCACCTTGTCGATATCTTAACACAGCTTGGGTCATAGAATCAACATAGTCATCATATTGGCCATTAGGAAATGCAGCACATTCCTCAATAACCTCCTGTGCCCAGTGTTCGTCTAAAGGTGCAAATACCATACCAGACTCAAATACAGGAGCACAGCTATTTATACGCGTATGCTTATCTCTGCCTCTTGCAGGCACAAAATCAACTACAGGTATACCAGCTCTACGCAATTCATGTATTAATGGCTGACCACTGGCTTTTGCTTCAACTATGACTGTTTCAGGTTCCCAGTAATGATATTGCTCTATAGCTAAATTTTTTAAATCAGGAAAGTCATACCTACCTTTTTGTGCATCTAATAATATAATACATTTCTCGTAACCCTCATTAGGTTCAAATATTCCCCAAGTAGTAATAGCTGAATAGTCTGCAGTTTCTTTTTTAGAAAACGCAGTATCGTATGATTGTATTACGTGGAGTAGTTTTGGAAGTTTTTCTGAGTCCCAATGTTGCCACCAATCTCTTTTGATGATTGCACCTTCTTCTGAAGTTGGGTCCTGCATGTATTGTGCATTCCAGTTCTTAGTGGAGATGGAAGCTTTAACTGCTTCTAAATCTTCTTTGTTCCAATACTCGGGCCAAACAGGTTCATCGTTTGGAAGTATGGCAGGAAATTCTATTACTCTCCATTTGTCGGCTTTAGGTTCAGATTGTGCCTTGATGAGCCTTCCTGTTAAATCATCCGTAGCCCATCTGGTCATGACTACACAAATACGGCCACCGGGTTGTAAACGTTGTCTGGGTCCTGAATTATACCAATCATATGCTCTGTCCATAGCTGAGTCAGACATAGAGTCTTGTTCTGTATGTGGGTCATCGATAATAAGCAAATCGGCCCCTCGTCCTGTAATCGAACCGCCTACACCCGCTGCAAAGTATTCACCACCGTGATTGGTTTCCCACCTACCTTTTGCTTTACTATCTTCCCTAAGTGTAACAT